ACTCTGAAGAGCATCTCGCCATTCTTTCAACTTTTGTTCGTTTAGGGATTCTTGTTTGGTCTGGTGGTATTCTTACCCTTAACTATGTGACCATTCCTAATTTCCCACAAGGGAAGATCGATCCCACATTTATCGCCAGTGTCTTTACTGGGGTTTTAGCTACTTTTGGGGTCCAGACTGCGAAGAATAAGAATGGTAATGGTGGTAGTTCCCCTTCAGGTGGTGTGAGTAAATCTGATCTGGAGAAACTGATCAATGCCGCCGCTCAAACTGCCCCTGCTCAAACGATTAGGATTGAGCAAGCACCACTCCAAATCGGAAACGGACCAGCAAAGTCAGACGATTCCTACAAGATGTGATGCCATGAATATTAAGTGGGCGACATTGACAGTGGGAGCATTATTTGGATTTGCTCATATCGGTATTTTAGGACATATTCTTAATAGACCACAATATCCTGTTATCAATTTTCCAGAGGGTGATTACTCTTCGTTTAAGGTTCAGTCTGGAAAGAATGGTTATAGTTTTGAATACAAGGCAAACGATCCCACTGTATTGGAATCAACTAAATCTTTGATGGTTGATAAAGACAAGCGTGGACTGTTTGGTCCTACAACTGATATGCGTCGTGAACTTCGTAGTGATCAGTATACGATGGACGGCACTCGCAACATAGGAGGTGCTGTAACGCTAGAATCTGAGGGAAAGCCCCTTGCAAAAAGCGAAGAGTGCATCAGGGCGGACGCTGGCGCACGAAGTCAAGGTGCGATGGCGGGAACCGCAGTTAGTGCTGGTTTAGTCGTTCCTGCCGTTAGTGGCATACCTTATATTGGATGGTTAGCATCTGGATGGGCAATGCTTCTGGGTAACAAGGCAGGTTCAGAACTTGGGTCTGAAATTGGTTCCGTATTTAACGACTGTTAAGATAAATAATAGTGTAGTCACGGGCACAAGACCCAAGCAGGTTTCCCATGTACCGGGAACCTCACTTACAGAGAAAGTCAGATGAATGTGCTGACCTCTGGTTGTGGTGGAAAGAATTGTGGGATAGGGATAAGAGTAGTAGAGAGACAAAAGACGCAAGGCAAAAATGGTGCCAGTGCGTTACAGAACATGGGAAAATGATAAGTCAGGAAGTCAAAACAAATCCCCGTTATAAGAATTTAAACCTAAGATAGATAGTGTAGTTGCGTAAGATTAGATGAAGTTCTTTTTCGCACTTCTCGCTACACTTTTTCTTGCTACACCTGCTTGGGCTGTAGATGTTCAAATGGGTTCAGGTGGTAACTTGATTTTTGACCCAGCAGATGTTACAATTAGTGCCGGTGAGTCAGTTCACTTTGTGAATAATATGCTCCCTCCTCACAACGTAGTTGTTGAGGATCATCCTGAACTTTCTCACGAAGCATTAGCAATGATGCCTGGTGAAGAGTTTGATGTCACCTTCCCTGAGGCAGGTGATTACACATACTGGTGTGGTCCCCATAAGGGCGCTGGTATGATCGGCACTGTACACGTTAATTAATTCATGTCTTATAACATCACTCTAAAAACTTCTGATGGTGAACAAACCATCACTTGCGAAAGCGACCAGTACATTCTGGACGCTGCTGAAGAGCAAGGAGTAGATCTTCCTTATTCATGTCGTGCCGGTGCTTGTTCTTCTTGCGCTGGTAAAATTGAAAGTGGAACCGTAGATCAAAGCGATCAATCTTTCTTGGATGATGATCAACTTGAAGCGGGATTTGCCCTTCTCTGCGTATCATATCCTACGTCTGATTGTGTAGTACAAGCAGAGGTAGAAGACGAACTCTACTAACATCGGAATACCGTATGCAAAAACTTAACACGGTTGTTCTTAATTTAACTGTTGCAATCATTGACTACCTTTATAGTGGTAGACACTTCCAACGTTTCTGGGTGCTTGAGGAAATTGCTCGGGCACCCTATTTTGCATTTTTAAGCGTGTTACATTTACGTGAATCTTTAGGTTTACGTGGTCAATGGCACATTTATCTAATGGAGGAACATTTTGCTCAAACTCTTAACGAAACAGAACATCTGGAATACATGGAGAGTAGGGGTGGCAATTCTTATTGGATTGATCGCTTTGTCGCCAGACACCTTGTACTTATCTACTATTGGATCAACGTGGTTTATTATTGGGTATCTCCTATGTCTGCTTACCATCTATCCTACGAGATAGAAATGCACGCTGCAGAGACCTATGCAAACTATCTTGCATATGAAGATTATAATGATAAGGATATTTGGAGAATCATGAATGATGAGATTCAACATTTCCAAGAACTTGCAGAAGCTATGAGGATCATCGATCCTGATCACCTAACTGTAAGAGAGAAGGATCGTGAACCATTTCCACCAGATGTAAGTGATTTAGTTGTAAAGGTGGAGGAAACGGTATGAGTCTTTTGTTTGTATTTGCTTTCATTACGTTGCTAATTTCTGCAATGGAACTATCATGGCCAATGAGGTATAGGGGTTAAAATGGAAAACAAACCCGACAAGGAAAAGCAAAAACGAATTGATAGGATCTCAAAACATATTCATCCACATGATGATGAACCAGATCCTACCGCACACATGGGGAACTATAACTTTCCTCAGATGCTTTTTGCTTTCTGTGTCGGTTTTGCTACTATGTTTGTCTTAGCAGTTGATGAGATAAACGATTTCAAGGGATGTCCACTCCCAGAGTATTTTCAAAACGAGGTAAAAGGATGACTAACTACATGCCTGATTTTACAAAACAAGAATATGTTTTGATTATTGAGGCACTAGAAAAAAGACAGCATTGCTATATTGCTGGAGACAAAATGTATAAAGAGTATGCCAGTCTGGCAATTGAAATGAGGAGAAGAATGCAGAACGCAGTTCCCTGGAGGACATGATGAAAGTCGGATTAATTGGATTAGGACGGATGGGCGAGGGTATGTCTCGCCGTATGCTCAAACAAGGTATTGAAGTTTATGGATACCGTAGAAACTATGAAAAGGCAAAAGAAGCAGCAAAGAGTGGGTACATTACAGATGCTGCAGATTCTTTGGAAAGCCTTGTTCAAGTAGTAAAAAAGAAAGGTCCTGGTATCTTTCAACTTGTTATTCCCGCAGAATTAGTAGAGGACACACTCAATGAGTTACTACCATTACTTAGCGACGGGGATATTATTATTGATCATGGCAATAGCAACTTTAAGGATTCTCGCAGGAGAGCAGAAAGGTTGGTTAAGATGGGCATCCAATATCTTGACTGCGGTACTAGTGGTGGAGTTTATGGTCTGGAGCGTGGATACTGTCTTATGGTTGGTGGTGCAAGTGGTGCAGTATCCGTCTGCTCTCCTATCTTTAGGGCACTCGCACCCGGCATTTCCGCTGCACCCCGCACAGACACGTTTACTCGTGCAACCAGTGCTGAATACGGTTGGCTACACTGTGGCGGTCCTGGCGCAGGTCATTTCGTAAAGATGGTCCACAATGGTGTAGAATATGGAATCATGCAAGCATACGCGGAGGGGTTTAATATCCTGCATCATGGCGATCTTGGTTCCCATTACATCAAAGAAGGTGATGCTGAGGTGGCTCCGATGGAAAATCCGGCAGATTATCAATATGATATTGACACTGTTGAAGTGGCTGAGTTATGGCGTCGTGGTAGCGTTGTTGGTAGTTGGTTACTTGACCTTACCGCTGATGTTCTGCGCCATGATCCTAAACTGGACAAGTTCGATGGAGGAGTATCAGATTCTGGTGAGGGTCGTTGGACTCTTCACAGTGCTGTGGATCTCGGTGTTCCCACTCCTGTTATTAGTGCTGCCCTCTTTGAAAGATTCAATTCGAGGAGGCTTGGAGAATTTGGAAACAAAATCTTAAATGGTATGCGCTACATGTTCGGAGGTCACAATGTCAGATAAAACTCACTGGGTTTGCACGAAATGCGGTGGCAAGGGATGCGAACACTGTAATAACGGATGGGAGAAATGACTTTCGGTAATGCACTACTGGTCCTCGCACTTCCCTTTGTACTATCCACAGTATATTTCGGGATACGAAAAGGTGAAAATAACTACTACGACTCAGACAAGTATGATGGAAACGGAACCGCTCACTAGACGCATAGTCATCTTCGGTGCTACTGGAGATCTATGTAAGAGAAAACTTATTCCAGCACTCTATGAGTTATGGAAGAAGAAACTGCTTCCACATAATATTTTGATCGTTGGCGCTTCTCGTAGAGAGACATCTCGCGATCAATGGTTACAATCTCTTGGTGAGTATCCTGAAGAGTTCTGTCATTGGTTGGACTTTGTTTCCTGCGACTTATCATGTGAAGAGAGTTTGCATAAACTTCATGATGAGAGTGCGGATACAACTTACTTTTTATCTGTTCCACCTCACACTTACTCTGACGCTGTTCATAATCTCAAAAAGGCTGGTTTCTTAGATGACCCTGAAAGAAGTAGGGTTGTCATTGAAAAACCGTTTGGTAGTGATTTTAAATCGGCAGATAAACTTCAGCATGACATCTCTGGAGTTATTCGTGAGCAACAAATCTATCGCATCGATCACTATCTTGGTAAGGACACGGTTAATAACATTCTTGCTACACGATTCTCTAACACATTGCTAGAACCTCTGTGGAATCGTAACTACATTGAAGAGGTTCAAATCTTTGCCACCGAAACCATCGGGTGTGAGGGTAGAGCACAATACTATGAGGGCATGGGTGCAGTTAGAGACATGCTGCAGAACCACATGATGCAATTGCTGGCACTTATTGCCATGGAAGCACCTTGTAAGATGTGTGCAAAGGAAATTCGTAGAGAGAAAATTAAGATTCTTTCTGCAGCACGACTGGGTGAAAAACTTATCACTGGTCAATATGAAGGGTATCGTGCAGAGCAAGGTGTGGGAGATGATTCAGTAACTCCAACATTTGTGGCAGGTGACTTGTATGTTGATAACTGGAGATGGCAAGGTGTTCCTTTCCATTTCATGACTGGAAAGAAAATGCCTTATCAATGTGCTGAAGTTATTATTAAACTTAAAGCACCACCACTGAACCTTTTTGAAGGACATGAATACAATGATCGTATTGTCATGAGGTTCCAACCAAATCCTCACCTGGATATTCGTATTGATATGAAAGCCCCTGGTTTAGATGAAGGTGTTGAAACTGCTACACTCACGCATCCATATCCTGAGGGTGCTGTTGATGGTTATGAAAAACTTTTATACGATGTCATAAACTGTGATCAATCACACTTTGTTCACGCCGACGAAGTGTTAGAATCTTGGCGTATTGTTGATGATCTATTATGTGTGGGTGATTCTTGTAAAATTAGAACCGCTCCCTACATATACACCCAAGGGAGTTGGGGTCCAACCCATAAAACTAATTTCATCACCAATTGGGATTATCCAGCATAGCCTATGGACAAAGACGAAAAGAGGGAGTTCTACAAGGGACTCAGAGAAAGGATTAAACAACTTAGGATGGAACATCTTTTTGAAGAACCTTGCCCACTTTACGAAGAAGAAGATGATTCATAAAGTTGCACACTTCGCTGCTTACGTTCTCAACAATCCATACACACTAGCACCCATGTGTATGGCACTAGTGTTTGTTCCCATCTTAGGAATGTGGGCAGTTCACAAATACGGATGGGAGCATTGGGAACCCTTTGCTAACAATCATAAATGAATACAGTAGTACTTCTAGCATGTCTATCACCCATAATCGTTATCTTCATTGTAATGAAATTAGCGGTGTTCTTGTCCGGAATTTACTCTGAGGAAAAATATGTCGAGTCAGAATCCAGAAAACCACATGGACCCTATCTGGCAGATGCGTATGCGGACGTTGACGAAGAGGAAGAAGAGTATGGAAATCGCACAGATTATAGATGATGCTCTCTATGAATATTATGTTGTTGAACTTGGTGAAGATGTACCTAACTGGAGGTATATCAAAGATCAAGATTGGTGGTTAGAGTATCTTGATTCTCTTGGTATACCTAGGAGAAACCCATGAATTTATTTCTACGCCCGTTAGAAGATGTGAATGATGTCACCTGGAGTATTATCTGGATGCTCATCATTCTTCTAGCGGGAGTTTTATATGTCGTCGTCTATATACTAGGCATTGACGAGCGAGAGGCACATGGGAGCCATGACACCCCCGAGTCGGAAGAGTTGTTACAACTTCCGAGTGATCGAGATTAATCGTGTTGTTGACGGCGATACTATTGATGTCACCATTGATCTTGGGTTTGACTTATACAAGAAAGAAAGAGTTAGAGTTGCAGGAGTTGATACGCCAGAGAAGAGAACAAGAGATCTCGAAGAGAAGGCACTGGGATTAGATGCAACCAATTGGATGAAGCAAAAACTAGAGGGTGCTATCGATGGAGACGATGATCTCGTCATCAGAACTGAATTGGTGGGTGGTATGGGTAAGTATGGTCGCCTTCTTGGCTGGTTATATATTGGAGACGGAGAGACATCGCTGAATGAACAGATGATTGAAGAAGGATATGCCTGGGCATATGATGGTGGCACCAAACAAAAGAACTTTGGAGAGTTAAGAGAAATCAGGAGAGCACACGGAACCCTGGTTGAGTAATGCCCATCCCTGATATACGATTAAATAATATTAGAATACGTGAGATTGGAATTC